AAACTCGACTTATACTTCCGTTCCAATTAGAGGAGACGGCACAGGAGCAGAGTGTACCATAGTAATTGATGCTGATTCTAAAGTTAGTTCTGTAACAGTTTCTGCTCAAGGTTCAGGTTACACCTATGGAAATGTTGATTTAGTTGCTGGTGGAGTTCCAACAGGAACCACTAGACCAGCATTTGATGTAATTATTCCACCACAGGGTGGTCATGGTGCTGACATCTACAGAGAATTGGGTGCATATAATGTTCTCCTTTATTCAAGAATTGAAAATGATAATGAAAACCCAGACTTCATTACAGGTAACCAAATTGCCAGAGTCGGTGTTATAGAAAATCCACAACAGTTTGGATCTACAACTTTTCTTTCAGCAGATAAAGCAAGTGCTCTTGGGGCATTAAAATTAGTTGGGACAGGATATAGTACAGCAACATTTACTGCTGATGCATATTTCATTCAAACAGTTTCCACAGGAACAACTGCTGTAGGAAGAGTTATTAACTATGATCAGAATACTGGAGTATTGAAATTCTGGCAAGATAGATCTCTTGCTGGATTTAACACCGTTGGAACTGCACAAACTCAACCAACATATGGGTTTGATTTGACAGAGTTTACATCATCTCCTGGGACTGGTGGAGCACTGACTATCGTACCATCAACTGGACAAGATTTGACTATTGATAGTGACTTTACGGGTATATCTACAGTAATAAATAATCGTACATACTATCTTGGTCAAACTTTTACGAGTGGTATTTCTAATCCTGAGGTCAAAGCGCATTCGGGAAACATCATTTACGTTGACAACCGACCAGCCATAACTCGATCAGCGAGTCAAAAGGAAGACATAAAAGTTATTTTGCAGTTCTAAAGAATTATGCCCCAACAAACGAACCTCAACGTAGCTCCATACTTTGATGATTTTGATGCAGCTAATGATTACCATAAGGTATTATTTAAACCAGGATATCCTGTTCAGGCAAGAGAGTTAACAACTCTGCAGTCTATACTGCAAAATCAGATTGAAAAGTTTGGGCAGCACTTTTTTAAAGAAGGTGCAAAAGTAATACCAGGAAATATTGGGTATAGTCAATTATATTACTGCGTACAGTTAGAAAATACATATCAGGGTGTTCCAGTATCGGCGTATGCTGATCAGTTGGTTGGAACAAAAATTACTGGGCAGACTTCTGGGGTAACTGCTTTTGTTGATAATGTTCTGTTGCCTGAGGACTCTGAAAGAGGTAATTTAACACTTTATATTAATTATCTTACATCAAGCACGGGAAATAATTCTACACAAACTTTTTTTGATGGAGAATTGCTGACATGTAATGAAGTAGTAACTTCTGGATTACTTGGAAATACTACAATTGCTGCAGGATCACCTCTTGCATCTACTTTAACTAATGCTGCGACTGCGACTGGATCCTCTTTCCAAATTGAAAATGGTGTTTATTTTATTCGTGGAAATTTTATAAACGTTGATAGAGAAAATCTCCTTCTTGATCAATATGGAACAACTCCAAGTTATAGAATTGGTCTGTTTATTAATGAAGAGATTGTTAATGCAGATTTAGACGAAACTCTTAATGATAACTCTCAGGGATTTAACAACTATGCAGCACCAGGTGCTGATAGACTTAGAATTTCTACAAGTCTTTTCAAGAAACCTCTTGACGATTTTAACGATGATAACTTTATTTTACTCGCCACAGTAATCAACGGAGTTCTCCAATCTCAGCAGAAGAAGAAAAAGAACTATGGTGGAGTATTTTACGATGATTTAACTGATGTTCTTGCAAGAAGAACTTTTGATGAGTCTGGACATTATTTTGTAAAAGCATTTAATATTAGTGCAGTCAACTCTTTAAACGACGGACTTGGGAATGATGGTATTTTTGAAACAGGACAGTTTACTCCTAGTGGAACAACTCCAACAGATGATTTAGCTCTTTATAAGATTGGTCCTGGAAAAGCATACGTAAAGGGATATGAGATTGAAACTTTGAGTGCAAAGTATCTTGATGTAGATAAACCAAGAACAACCAAAACTATTGAAAATCAAAATATTGCCTATAATACTGGTCCAACATTAAAGATAAACAGAGTATTCAGATCACCAACAGTCGGATTTGGAACTTATGTTGTAAGTCTTAGAGATCAAAGAGTTGGATCTAATCAACAAACAACTCCTGGAAATGAAATTGGAGTTGCTAGAGTATATGACTTTAAATTAGAGTCTGGGTCATATGATGCTGCAAATGGAAATGTTAATGAATGGAATCTTGCACTATATGATGTCCAAACTAATGTAGAGATTGCTGTAAACCAGTCAACAACACTTTCTGTTCCTACATTTGTAAAAGGTGCAAATAGTGGTGCAACTGGATTCTTAAGACATGCAGTTTCTGCGGGAACTGCAGTTACTGTTTATGAAACTGAAGGATCTTTTGTTCCTTTTGAGAAACTTATCTTTAATGGTATTGAAGGTGGTAGAGTTGCTATTGCCATCACGGAACATGGTATTGCTGACGTTAAATCTGTCTATGGAATGGATGGATATGATGGAACTTCTACAACCGTTGGCATCAATACATTTAGTGCCGACGTAATTCAATCCACTAAGTTTAGTGCAGGTATTGCCACTGTTAGTGCTCTGTCTGGTGGAATTAGCACTATTACTGCTAAAAAGACTGCTTTCCCTGGAACTCTTGTAAAAGAGAATGATTTGATTGAATATACTGATACTACAGCAGGACTGAGAAATGATCCTATTGTTGCAAGAGTTGTAGGTGTCGCAACAACAACTATCACTGTAGCTGCAGTAGAAGATGTTGTTGGTGTTGCTAGTGCATTTTTACCAGCAGCAACTTTAGACGTAACAGATTTAAAAGTTCTTAAGACAGACCTTGCATCTATTTCTGATTCGTCTTTATACACACCTTTAGCAAAAAGAAATGTTTCTAATGTTGATATTTCAGAAGCGACATTAGTAATCAGAAAAACTTTTAGCGTTGATATTGCTAATAATCAACTATCTTCGCAAGTAGTAGCAGGAACTAACGAAACATTCTTGCAATTTGATGAGGAAAGATATTTGTTAACAAGATCAGATGGATCTACAGAAGTTCTTACTGCAGATAAGTTTGATGTTGGTGCTGACGGCAAAACCTTACAAATCCGCAATTTAAGCACAGATGATACCGGTGCGACTTTAGTTGCTACTCTGAATAAAACCAGTCCAAAAGCAAAAGTTAAGATCAAGAATAGAGTTAACTCTATTATCGTTGACAAATCTAAATTGGCAGGATCTGGTATTGGATCCACGACTTTAAATAATGGACTTACTTCTGGAAACTATCCATTTGGAACCAGAGTTGAAGACGAAATTGTTTCCTTAAACTTCCCAGATATTATTGAAATTCATGGAATCTATGAATCTGCAGACACTTCTGCAGCTTCTGCTCCAAACATGACTCTACAGTCAATTAATAGTGCATCAACAACCACGACGGAACTATTGATTGGTGAGCAAATCGTTGGTCAAACTAGCGGTGCAAGAGCAATTGTATCCGAAAAACTTAATGACTCTACAATTACCTTTATTAGAAAAACAGAAACTGTTTTTGTTGAGGGAGAAACTATAGAGGCACAAGAGTCAAATATTGGCGCAATAATCTCCAGTATTGGAACTCCAAGTTTTAACATTTCTGCAAATTATAAATTTAAAACCGGTCAGGAAGAAACCTTCTATGATCATGGTCGCCTTAAAAGAAAAAAAGGAAAATCATCTCCTGCAAAACAATTAAAAATATATTTCTCTAGTGCATTTTTTGATTCTACTGATACTGGAGATGTAGTAACAGTAAATTCGTATAATAATTTTGATTATGCTGATGAAATTAGATCTGTAGAAACCTATAGAACCTCAGACATTATTGATATTAGACCTAGAGTTGCTGAATATACAGTAGATGCTGATGTGAGATCTCCGCTTGAATTCTTTGGAAGATCTTTTAACACATCTGGCCAGACTGCTGCAAATACTTTGGCATCTGATGAATCTATTATTCTGGACTATTCATATTATCAAGGAAGAATTGATAGAGTGTATTTGTCTAAGGATGGTAGATTCCAAATCATTTATGGAACTCCATCAGATGATCCACAAAGACCAGAACCAATTGATGATGCAATTGAACTTTGTACAGTAAGTTTACCACCATATCTCTATGCTCCATCCGATGCAAAACTTGCATTCTTGGATTATAAGAGATATCAAATGAAAGATATCAAGAAACTTGAGGATAGGATTAAGAGTCTTGAATACTACACTACATTATCACTTTTAGAAAAAGAAACTGCAAACTTCTTTGTTCCTGATGCAGAAGGACTGAATAGATTCAAGTCGGGATTCTTTGTAGATAATTTTAATGATTTCTCTGCACAAGAAGATAGAATCGATATTAATAATGCTATTGATAGAAAGTATAATGAATTAAGACCAAGACATTATACTAACGCCGTAGATATGATTTTTGGACCAGTGGTTGACACTGATGCATCAGATGATGTCAACTTTGCTGCTATTGAAGGTAATAATGTAAGAAAAGAGAATGGTGTTTTAACTCTTGATTATTCGGAAGTTGAATACATATCTCAAACTTTTGCAACTAGAACTGAAAGCGTTACTCCTTTCTTAATCAGTTTCTGGAATGGAACTCTTGAACTTACTCCAGCATCCGATAACTGGGTTGATACCGCAAGACTTCAAGCTAAAATTATTGATGTTGAAGGTGATTATGCATCTACATTTAATAGACTTGCAGATAATGGGACTATTGATCCACAAACAGGATTTGGTCCTATGGTTTGGGATTCTTGGGAAACCAACTGGACAGGTGTTGAAGTTGTGGATGCAACTAGAACAAGAGTTATTAATAATGGACCTGATGTTATTCATCAAGGTGAAAGCTGGAGACCAGGAAGAAGCACATCAACTAGAACGGTTACTGACCAAGTAATTGAAGAACAACTCAGAACAACTAGAGAGTTTGGCACTGTTTCTAGAAATGGTGTTAGAACTATCGTAACAGAACAGTTTGATCAGGAGTCTGTTGGAGATAGAACTGTTAGCAGAGATCTTATTCCATTCATGAGATCTAGAAACGTTGAGTTTGTTGCTAAGAAAGTTAAACCACTTACTAGACTTTATGCTTTCTTTGATGGTGTTGATATTTCTAAGTATTGCGTACCAAAACTGTTAGAAATTACTATGTCCTCTGGAACTTTCCAGGTTGGAGAAACAGTTAGTGGTACTAGTGGAGTAATTGCTGGACTTATTGATCAATTCCGTCCAGACGCACAACCAGCTATAAAATTTAGAGTTGCACAATCTAATCATAGAGAAGGTCCATATGATTCCCCAACTAAAACATATCCACAAAATCCATATTCTAATATTGACCTAGCATCGACATATTCTTCTACTGCCACGATTTTGAATGTTGATACAGCATCACTTTCGTCAGAAGTAAGAGGAGACTTCTTTGGATATACTGCAGCAGGAATGACTCTTGTAGGAGAAACAAGTGGAGCATTCGCACAAGTAACTAATGTAAGACTTGTTTCAGATCTTTCCTCGACCTTGATTGGAAGTTATTTTGTTCCAAACGGCAACAACATAAATCATCCAAGATTTGAGTGCGGAACTAAAACATTTACTCTTGTAAATGATATTGATAACAATCAGGATGATGCAACAACGATTGCTGAAGAATCATTCAGTGCTGAAGGAACTCTAGAAACGGTTCAAGAAAATATTGTCTCTGTTAGAAATGCAAGAGTTGAACTTAAAAATGAGTTCCAGAGCAGGAACGTTAGTAGAGATCTTGGAACTGAAGTTGTAAGTTCTGAAGTTATTGGATCTAGAACCAGAACACAAACAATCATTTCTTACTATGACCCACTTGCACAGTCTTTCTTAGTTGAGGATGAGACTGGAGTATTTCTCACTAGTTGTGATGTTTTCTTCAGATCTAAGGATGACATGGACATTCCTGTCGTCTTCCAACTTAGATCTATGAAGAATGGACTCCCAACTTCAAAAGTTCTTCCATTCTCAGAGATTGTTCTTGATCCTGGTGATGTTATTACCTCTGCAGATGGATCAATTGCAACAAATGTTCAATTTAAAGCTCCTGTTTATTTGGAAGGTGGAACTGAATATGCAATTTGTTTAGCATCTAACTCAACCAAATATAGTGTCTATATTTCTAGAATTGGTGAGAATGATCTCTTAACAGATACGTTCATTTCTAACCAACCCTATCTTGGATCTCTGTTTAAATCGCAAAATGCTTCTACATGGGAACCAAGTCAGTGGGAAGATCTTAAGTTTACTCTGTATAGAGCAGACTTTATTGAGAATGGATCTGTTGAATTCTACAGTCCTGAACTAACGGAAGGTAACAGACAGATTCCTAATCTTCTTCCTGATCCAATTAATCTCAATTCCAGACAAATTAGAGTTGGTCTTGGAACCACAGTGGCTGACTCTGGATATGAAATTGGCAATACCTTCTATCAACTGGGTACAAACGCCACAGGAGACCTTGTAGGCACCGCTGGATCCGCTACAGGCAACCTTTCGATCACTAATGCTGGTCTTGGACTTACACCTGCTGATGGAAGTTTCACCTTTGCTGGTGTAAATCTTGTAACTATTACAGGCAACGGTAGAGGAGCAACGGCAGAGGTTAGTGTCAATAATGGATCTATTGTTGCAAGTGGAGCAACAATAACAACAGGTGGATCTGGATATCAAATCGGAGACGTTCTTGGTATTACCACTATCGGTATTGCATCGATGGGTAGAAACGTCAGGTTGACTGTTGCTGGAATTGGAATCACTAACGAAATTATTCTTAATAATGTTCAAGGCGAATTTGTTGTTGGTGCTGCTAAGACTCTTGGATACTTTACAAGTGCTGGTGCAGCTACAACGTTGAATAATGATCTTCCAGGAGCACCTGGAGGAGATGTTCAGATTTCCTCAATAAATGTTGATAATGATGGAATGCACTTTACCGTGGACCACAAAAACCATGGAATGTATTTCTCCGATAACCAGGTGAAGATTTCTGGCGTTCGTGGTGATGTTAAGCCAACTAAACTTACAGTTGAACTTCCTTTAGGATCTACAGATGGTGTTACTGTTTCTTCAGCATCCTCATTCACAACATTTGAAAATGTTGGAGTTGGAACAACCAACGTAGGTTATCTACAGATTGGCGATGAAATCATTACCTATACTCAAGTTGCCGGAAACACACTTAGTGGAACCATTACAAGAGGGGCAAATCCCAGAACGTATCCTGTCGGTACTCCAATTCACAAATATGAACTTGGTGGCGTTAACTTACAGAGAATTAATAGAACTCATGATTTGAGTGATGTTACGCAAACAGATCCATTTACGTTCGACTCTTATAAAGTCAAACTGGATATGAGCAGCACTACTGGGACTGAAAGAAGCACTGATGTTGGATATCCTAAACTATACATGGGAGCTACAAGATCTGCTGGTGGATATGGTATCAAGGCTACACAAAATATGCCTTTTGAAATTATCACTCCAAACGTTCAAAATCTCACTGTTTCTGGCACATCTATTTCTGCTGAAGTTAGAACTGTTTCAAGTAAGAGTTTCAGTGGAAATGAAATCCCTTACGTTGATAAGGGATTTGAAGACATTACCATCAATAAAAAGAATTACTTTGATTCTCCAAGAATGATTGCATCTAAGGTTAACGAAGATGCTAATCTCACAACGATTGAAGGTAATAAGTCTATGAACATGAGACTGTTCCTCACGTCAACTGATACTCGTATTAGTCCTGTTATCGACTCTCAAAGAGTCAGTGCAATTCTAACATCAAACAGAGTTAATAATATTATCACTGATTATGCAACCGATTCTAGAGTTGATACAGTTGACGAAGATCCAACTGGATGTCAGTATATCTCTAAAGAGATTGTTTTGGAAAATCCAGCATCTTCCCTCAAGATTATTCTTGCAGGACATTTTACTGACGTGAATGATATTAGATCATTCTACTGTGTCAGTAACAAACCAGGTCTTGAGCCTATCTTTACTCCGTTTCCTGGATACACTAATCTTAACTCTAGAGGTCAGATTATTGCTCCAGAAAATAGTAATGGTGAACCAGATGTATTTGTTCTCAAATCAAATACATATGGATATGACAGCAGAGATCTAGATTATAGAGAGTATACGTTCACTATTGATCAATTACCATCATTTAGAACGTATAGAGTGAAATTGAATCTGACTTCTACAAGTCAGTGCTTTGTCCCAAGAGTCAAAGAACTTAGAGTTATCGCCTTAGCATAATATGGATTTTTATGGATTAGAGGGTCATAAGGATCTCGCAAGAGATCCTGATACAAATGCAGTTGTTAATGTTAATACCTTAGAGTATCAACAGTATCTTTCAAGACGTAATGTGAAAACTGAAAAGAATTATAAGGTACAGAACATGGAGCAAGAACTTGCTAACATGAAGGGCGATATTGATGAAATTAAGTTTTTACTAAAGGAGTTATTACATGGACCCAAATGATATAGAACTTTCAAATCTATCAAAAAGTTTTGCTTATCAAAAACTTGCTGCTGAAATAGATAATTGTGAGGATCGTGATGAACTTAGAAATATTGCAAAATCTTTCATTAAACTATATTATAAACAACAAGAAACTATGGCAGTAATAGGTATTCCAAATGGCATCTAAAACAATTACCTTTGATAAAAGTTCTGGAGTTGCATACGGACTCAACTTGACGATGTATGGTGGATCTGATTTTGAGGTTACTTTGAATGTAAAAACTACATCAAGCGGTGCATTTGATTTAACTAATTACAGCGGGGCGGGAGCTATGTCTAAGAGTGTTGCCGTTGGAGCAACACTTGGAATAACTTCCGCATTTACTGTGGGATTTACAAGTGCATTTGATGGTGTAATGAAATTGTCTTTGGCTGCGGTTAATACTAGAGCAACTACAGAGGGTAGATACGTTTACGATGTATTAGTAAAAGAGTCTGTTGGTGGAGGAGCAACCACATATCCTCTGGTTAGCGGCAACGTGACAGTAATTAATCCAGTATCGTCAGCACCCTAAATACACTTAGGAAACTTGTGAAATAAATGG